ACGGCGAGCGGAACTTCCGAGCAACGGGCCCCGGCGTCTACGACGTCCCCGAGGAGGCGGTCGAGGAGTACCTCGACCACCGCTCGGGCGCGTGGGAACGCGTCGACGACACCGACGACGAGGCAGAGCCAGCGGCCGAAGACGAAACCGCCGACGCCCAGGACGCCGCCTTCTCCGAGGAGGAGCTGGCGGAGGTCCTCGACGGCACAGTCGACGAGGTCGAGGAGGCTCTGGAGACCGGCGACTACGACGACGTCCTCGACGAGCTCGAAGCGCTCGAAGAGAACGGCGAGGGCCGGAAGGGCGTCTTCTCGGCACTCGACGACCGTCGAGAGGAGTAACTCATGACCGAGCTCGAGGACGCCGACTCGCGCACTTCCCTCGAGGCGGTGAAGGGCGGCGGCTTCCAGACCGGCCTCTCCGACGGCGAGATCCGGGAGTACATGGACGACGCGAACATGGAAGTCACCGACCGCCTCAAGGGGCGCGGGCTCTCGGACCGGCGTCTCGCGAAGATCGAGCGGGAGCTCACCCGTCACTTCATCAAGTTCCTCGTCGACGAAGAGCGGCAGGTCCAGTCCGAGGACATCGGCCCGGTCTCCTTCGACTACGCCGGCGCGCTCTCGGCGGAGGGCCTGAAGGCCACGACGCACGGCCAGCAGGCCATCGAGTACGACACCTCGGACTCGCTCGGGCCTGACGGTGGAGACTTCTGGTCGGTGACAGCATGACGTTCGCTGCAGACCGAGCGCTCCGCCGCGCCGGCATCGAGGTCGACCTCTACCGGTACGAGGTCGACGAGGCGAGCACGACCTCGCGCGGAACGCCGGCCGCGCTGACCGACGACTCGCCGAAGACGATTCTCGCCATCCCCGACCCCGGTGGGAAGTCCGTCTCGTACGGCGTGTACGGCGTCGAAGTGGACGCCGACCAGGTCTACCTCGTCCACGAGACCGAGCCGGTCGACGACGGCGGCGGCGACGGCGCGAGCCGGATTGTCCAGGATGGCGACGTGTACGTCGTCCTCGACGCCGACAGCTCCCAACAGCACGGATTCCTCGTACTGGAGTGCGAGCGCGACACGGAGAGTGACCTACCATGATCGATAACTACGCCGAGAAGAACGTCGAGGAGACACTCGCGGCGGCGCGCCGCCTCGACGGCGCGGACCTCGTCGCGTTCGTCGCGTACGAGCGCAAGCACAAGAACCGGACCACGGTGATCGACCCGCTCGAACGCCAGCTCGTCGACGTCACGCCGACCGACCGCCAGTACGCGGGCGGCCTCTGGTTCGACGACCTCAACGAGGTCCGCACGGTCGCGCGAACGACTCGCGTCGAACGCGCGATCGAGACCGGAGCCCTCGAAGTGGTGGACTGAGATGGTCGACGACAAGAACAACTTCGACGAGGCCCGCGACGCGCTCACGTCCGGGCTCGCCGCGGGCCTCCTCGACCTCTACACGGACACGCTCAAGCAACTCGACCAGAACATGCGGCAGGGCCAGGACGCCCTCGGGCGGTCCTGGGAGCCCGTGAAAGCATCGACCCTGCGCTCGCGGCAGGTGCGGACGGACGACGCGCGGCCGCTCGTCGACACGAGCGAGCTGCGAGCGTCGATCCAGAGCGACTCGGCGATCAACCTGGCGCGGATGCGCGCGGTCATCGGCTCGTCAAAAGAGTTCCTCGTCCACCACGAGTTCGGCGCGCCCGAAGCGGGCATCCCGCGCCGCCCGGTCCTCGGGCCTGCCGCCGAGTACGCGGCGCAGAACGCGACCGACACGATCGGCGACATGATCGACACCCGGCTGAAAGACGCGGAGCTCTGACTCGCGATGCTGACCACCGCCGAAGAAGACCGCCTCGAGCGCGAGCTCCCGCTCACGTTCGACGTCGAGTACGCCGCGCCGACCGACGATCAGCCGCAGACCTACGCGTACGAGCTCACGCCGTTCTGGGCGGGGGGCGACGCCGACGGCGCCGACGCGAGCGACGGCCCCGAGTACCCCTCGCTCGTCTTCGACTACGACAACGAGGGCGTCATCGACGAGGCGCGCCAGCCAATCGGCGATGTCGCCGCGGTCGACGCGGCGACCGGCGGGGCGACCGTCGACGAGCACCACGTCGAGCGCGCGATGGACGACCTCTCGTTCACCGTCGCGGTCGAGGCCGTGCACGACGCGAACGGGGTGCCGCCGCAGGTGCGCGCCCAGCAGATCGCGCGCCAGTTGTACCGCTTCGTCCGGTTCCACCTCGACTTGAGCGAGCCGGGTGCGAACGGCGAGCGCCCGATGGTGGTCGAACTGTTTGAGCGGCCGACGCGAGCGCGCGTTGAGCGGACGTTCCGCGTCGAGTTCCCGGTCCGGTTCCGGCATGTCGAGCACGCGACCATCGAGCAGGACGCGGTCGACGACGTCGAGTACAGCATCGACACGAACTAACCCGCAGCAACACCCCCGGTGCGAGTCCGGGGTTCGAATCAAGTTATGGCAGTTACACCAGTCACCATCGACCTCAGTGCAGAGACCGCCGCACTGCCCCAAGAGACGGAGACGAACGTCGCCGTCGTCGGGACGGCCGCGAACGCGCCGCCCGAGGCAGCATTCGGCGAAGTGAACCGCTATACGAGTAGCGCCGACGTATCGAACGACTACGGCGAAGGTAGCGACGTCCACATCGCGTCGCAGGCCATCGAGGAAATGGGTGCCAGCGAGTGGCACGTCCAAGTCCTCGAGGAGACCGAGGTCGTCGACGAGGACGTCGCCGACGGCGCTGCGCTCGCGAACGCGCCCGCGCTCGGCGAAGCGGGCGTCACCGCCGCGAACCGCGATGTCGTGTACAGCGTCGCCGACCCACCCGCGCAGCCCGACGCCGGCGAGGTCGCGGTCAACACTGCGACCGGGACCGTGACGACCGACGACGGGACGAACGCCACTCTGACGTACTCGTACGTCGACTGGACCGAGCTCGAGCGCCTCGAACCGAAGGACATCAATCGCGCGTATCTCGCCGATCGACAGGCGGGGCGCGAGCACATCGGCTCGTACGACGAGCTCCTGTCGTGGGCGGCGGGCGCTGACGTCGGCGTCCCGCTCGCGATTGACGACCTCCGGAACTACGCTGACGACGAGACGGGCATGGGCGTCGCCCACGACGTCGCGGGCTACGTCCCGAGCGGGAACGCGATCGGTATCGCGCACAAGTCGAGTGCGGACGTCGGCGCGTACGTGCTCGGGCAACTCGCAGTCAACGACCCGTGGTTCAATCCGTACTTCGACGGTGACGGGTACCCGTTCGCGAGCGAGAAAATCGACGAGCGGCTCGTCGGCGATCCCGGCGACACCGGGACGTTCCTCGGCGGTGACAACGACGGGAACGGCCCCGTGAACGTCATCGCGTCCGTCTCGGGCGTCAACGTGATGTACCAGTCGGTGTCGACGGCAGGCGCGGCGTCGAGCTATCAGTTCTTCGACGTCAAGATGACCGAGATGTTCGCGGCGCAGGTCATCGAGAACGCGCTCACGTCGCTGAAGCTCCGCGAGGACCGCGTGCCATTCACCAGCGACGGGCGGACCATGATCCGCTCGACCATCAACGGCGCACTCGCCGCCTACGAGGGCGGCCCGACCGATCCGTTCGCTGAGACAAACGTGTACGTCCCGCCGATCGACGAGCTCTCCGACGACGACATCGCGAACCGCAAGTGGACCGGCATCACGGTCGACGGCCAGCTCTCAGGCGACGCCCACGAGTTCGACCTTGAACTGACCGTTTCGGCGTAACAACGAGGTAACACGATATGCCATCAACCAAAGACTTCGACGCTGACAAGATCAGCGTCATTTTGAACGGAGAACGAGTCGCCGACCTCGACGCGGTCGGCTTCGACCAGAACAAAGACCACGAACGCGACGAGACGGTCGGCGACGACGGCAACGTCTGGATCATCTCGACCGGCGAGTACTCCGGCACCATCGCCGTCAAAGCGACGTCACCGTCGATCCCGACACTCCAGGAGATCTACGACAACGACGAATCGTTCACGCTCGCTATCAAGTACGCGCCCGTCGAGCCGTACTCGGAATCGAACTTCATGGACGCAAAGCTCATGTCTTTCGCCCCGAGCGACGACTACGACGGCGAGAACATGCCGATGTGGGAAGGCGAGTTCGAGGCCGACCGCGCCGAACACCAGGAGGACTAATCACCGATGACTGATTCACCTGAGTCCGACGAAAATGACGTTGAGTACGAGGACGACGCCAACGAGCAGGACCCCGTCGACTTGACGGCGATGGATCCCGACGAGATTGACGTTGAGGATCTCGACGACCAGGAGTGGACGCTCGGCGGCGAGACGCAGGAGTTCATCAAGTTCGGCGGCATGGTCTTTCTCGTCGAGGACCCCGACGACGACACCATCCTCAACCTCATCGCGTCAAGCGCGATGGCCGCCGAGGGTGACGACAGCGGGCTCGAGGATGGGAGCGACCGGATGTACCAGTTCGTCGAGACCGCCATCGTCAAGCCCGAGATGACGCCCGAGAAGTGGCGGACGCTCAAGAGCGGTGAGCGCGTCGGCCTCACCATGCGCGTCGCTGAGTTCGCGGGGCTGAGCCAGCTCATGGATTTTCAAGACGGTGGGCCAACTCCCCAGCCGGAAGGCTGACGACTCGAATCCACGAGAAGACTGGGGAGCCAATTGAAGAAGTGGCCCGCTGGCCGTGGGCGAAACGCCTCTTCTACGCGAACTGCTACGATGCGCTGGAGCCTGATCACGACGACGTGGACGTCGGTGACTACGACGTTGACGTCGATGGGATGCCGTCGGGCGCGCCGGACGGTGTGCCGAGCGGCGTCTCGAAACACGACACGGTTATCACTACCTAATCATGTTCGTCGCTGAAGGAGTCCTTGCGTGGGAGAAAGTCGCTCCACTACGACCGGATGTTGACGTCACCGCCGACTGAACTACTCCTTAACTGGCCGCTCAAAGATTAGGTACGAGGTGCTTCCGTCGATCTCGACTGTTTCTTTCAGTTGCCAACCATCTTCTGCTGCACTATCTAGGAGTTCGTCACCCTCGTCGTCATAATCGAGGTAGTACAGCTTCAACGACATATACTCGAATCGTTGCTCGTGCGACATGCGCTGAGCATCTCAGCACGACCGCAAAAACGTTTGGCCGATGACCCCTGTTCGGGCGAGGCCACGTGAAACTCATCATCAATGTTCGGAGGTAACGTCCGTCGGATAGCGACGGTCCTGACCGCTGAGGACAGAGCGAGTAGCCAACTGAACAGTGCAGAGCAAGCGGGCGACGAGGCCGCCGAGAGCATGGAGGGAGCCGAGAGTTCCGTTGCCTCCCTGTCGCGTGCGTTCATGGCCTCAGCAGCGGCAACCGCCGCACTAACCGGCGGGCTCGCCATCCTCACCCGACAGCATGGCGAAACCGAACAACGGTTCGCTCGGCTCCAGACCGTCGCCGGTGCAACTGACGCCGAGATGCAGAAGTTGCGCTCGACGGCGATGCAGATCGGGCGGGACCTCCCGATCTCCATCCGACAATCCGCGGGCGCACTTGAGCAGTTGTCCTTCGCTGGCTTCGAGGCCGAGGAAGCAGTATCCGCCGCGCAGGGTGTTGCTGACCTCGCCACCGCGTCGTCGCTGAACATGGCCGAATCAGCCCGGACGACCGCGTCAGCGTTGCGGATGTTCGGACTGGAGGCCGACGAAACCCATCAAGTGACCGCGTCGATGGCAGCTACGTTCTCGAACTCCGCGACGAACATCCGCGAACTCAGCCAAGCACTAGAGTACACGGGCACGACCGCGCAGATGGCGGGCATCTCACTACACGAGGTGAACGCCGCAGTCGGCGTGCTCGCGGACCAAGGCATCCGCGCGTCGAAAGCGGGGACCGCCCTGAACACCACTCTTCAACGCCTGATGAGTGGGTCCGGGCAGGCCGAGAAGGCCCTGAGCAAGATGGGGCTCTCTATCTCGGACCTGACTGATGAGCAGGGGGAACTCCGCGACATGCAGACCGTGTTCTCGATGATGAGCGACCGGATGGGGGAACTGGAGGGGCAGGCCGAGAAGATGCAGGTCGCTACGGAACTGGCTGGCCAGCGTGGCTCCCGCGCCTTCATGAATCTGGTGGAGAACTCCGAGGACCTCAACTCGAAGATGGGAGACGCATTCCGTGCAGAAATTCAGGAGTCCATCGCGGCGCTCTCTCAAATGTCGGACGACGAACTCGCCAACATCGGCGAGCAACTCAACATGGAGGTCGGCGACGACTTCAGCCCGCAGGAACTCATCACCAATCTTGAAGAGATGCACGAGGCGGGGATGAGTACCAAGGAGATGGCTACGCAGTTGCAGGAGTCGATGAATCTTTCCCAAGGGGCCGCGGAATACCTCGCAGAGGGTGTCGGCGGCGGAGCCGAGGACCTTGACGCGTTTGCGGCCAGCCTTGGGGGAGCGACCACTGCGAGTAAGCTGGCGGCGAGCCAGATGGATACTACTGCGGGCGCAGTCGAGTTCCTTCGATCCAGCGTCTCAGCGTTCACGTACTCCGTCTTCAGCGGGGCGAGCCCGGCAATCACGCTGTTCAACGAGAAACTCGCAGCCGCGGTCAACATGGTCAACGAGAACCGAGAAGTCGGGGCTGCTCTTGGAGCCGTAATCGTCGGCCTGACAGGTGTCTTGGGAATCGCTACTGTCGCGCTCGGAGCGCACATCGCGCAGTTGAAATTGGCAGCGATTATGCAGGGCACCCATGCAAGCCAGACAGCCGCAGGGACCGCAGCGTTGTGGGCTTGGACGGCTGCCGCCTCGGCGAAGAATTCCGCAATTACGTTGATGACGATGTCAACCGGTCAACTCATCGCGGCAACCAGCGCGAAAACAACAGCGCTCTGGGGGTCCGTCACGGCCCTCTGGGGCTCAGTCACAGCCAGCTACGCATCCGCAGGCGCAATGGGCGTCCTAAGTGGGGCCGCCGGTACAGCCACCACTGCAGTCACAGCACTTTGGACTGCACTCGGCCCGCTCGGCCTGCTTGTCCTCGGCATCACTGCCGCGACCGCCGGACTCGTCGCCGTTTGGAAAGGCGACCTCTTCGGTGCGGGCGACCAAGCCGCCGCCGCACTTGACTGGATTGCGGGCGCTGGCGAGACGGCCATCGCGGTCCTGACCCAGCTCGCGGGGATCGGCTATGAACTCGCCCGCATCCTCGTGACGGCACTTGTCGGTGGCGCGACCGCGGCGATCAGCACGTTCACCGACCCCGACATGTGGATGAGTGCTGGCCGGAAGGTCGTTGGCCTGATCACCGACGGGCTTGCCGCGCTCGGTCCAGCTCGCTACGCGCTCCCGATTCTCGGACCTCTGCTATTGGCGAAAGATATTCTGACCGACCCGCAGCGTTGGATTGGCGCGGGCGAGGAGGTCGTCCACAGTATCGTCAAGGGCATCAAGAACCTCGCCGACACCCCGGTCGAGAAGGTCAAGGAGATCGCGGGCGGGATCCGTGACGTCCTGCCGTTCTCGGACGCGAAAGAGGGGCCGCTCTCGGACCTGACGAAGACGGGTGTCGCGCTCATCGACACCATCGTCGGTGGGATCGAGAAGCAGGACGGCGCGGTCAAGGACACGCTCGCGAAGGTGCTCGGTGGGACGCCTGCAGGCGACCCGAGTCAGCTTAAGAGCGTGCTCGACCCGAACATGGGTCGACGACGCGGTGGCGATGCATCTCGCGCGCGGAGCCCCATCATGGTGACGCTGGAGCAGACCGTGAACCTCAACGGCGACATGATGGATCCGCAGGAGATCCGCGAGATCGTGCGCGACGCTGCGCGCGGCGGTGGCGAGGACGCACTGAAAGAACTCGAACTGATCCTCAAGCAGGCGACGTCGCTCTCGCCGTCGACGTCGGCGTCGGCCTCGAACTAACTGCGACCCCCGACTCCTTCCAGTACTATGGCAAACTACACACGACCTCCCGGGTTCGGCACGTTCGGCCGCTTCGGAGACTTCCGCGACGCACCCGACGAACAGACGACGGTGACGATCGACGACATCGTGCTCGACGTCATCAATGTCGCCGAAGACGGCGGGTGGGACGCGCCTGAGAAGCGCGCCGACACCGGGTTCGCGTACGATTCGTACGTCGGCCAAGAGCCGCTCTCGGCGACCGTCGAGGCGTGGGTCGACGATGCGACCCGGCGGAAGCTGGAGTCGCTGCGGGAGTCGAGCGAGCCGTTTCCCGCGAGCATCGACCACGTCGCGTACTCGCGCGCCAAGCTGGAGAATCTCAACGTCCAGAGTGAGGGCGGACGCCCCGAGCAGTATCGTGTCAGCATCGAGCTCGGAGAGATCCGCGAAGCGGAACTCGACGACGCGGAGGTGTGGCTCGACACGCCCTCGGGCGAGATGGGGTCGCGCGCCGAGTCGACGAACCCCTCGATCGCGTACCCCGAGGACGATGATTCGGGGACGACCGAGGAGACGAGCAACGAGAACGGCATCGTCGAGTCGCTGTCGAGCTTCCGGCAGGACCTCTCGGGGGTGCTGTAGTCGATGGGCGAGGTCATCCCGCTCCCCGAGCGCCGCGCCCAGGAGAAGCGGCCGATCCACCTGGAGTTCACGCCGCGGGCGTTCCCGACCCAGCGGTTCGCGCTTCGGATGGACTGGAACGACGTGCTCGAACGCTGGACGGTCGAGATCGAGCACCTGCGCCGCGGCTTCCAGGTCACGAACAGCGTCGCGTCGCTCTACCGGCCGTACAGTTACATGCCGTTTCTGGTGTTCCTGTTCGCGGACCCGAGCGGCGAAGCGAAACGCCTGACGCCCGACAACCTTGGGGACGATGTGAAGCTGTTCGCACTCCCCGGGCCGAGCGGGCGGGCCTCTGTCGACGAGGAGGTGCTGTAGGGTATGTCGACGAACGTCTGGCAGCAGTACCGGCACGTCGAGGTCGGCCCGATCGCGCTCGACGGGCTCGACTTGGACATCTCGGTGTACAAGCCGAAGGACGACCCGCTCGAGTTTGACATCAAGACGTGGAATCTCGGGCCCGGCAAGTGGGACCGCATCGATAAGGAGAACCACATCGTGCGCGTCGAACTCGGGTGGGCGGAGGGCCGCGTCGACACGGTCGTCCTCGGAGAGATCACGCACCTGAACGACCAGCCCGACCGCGGCGACGTCCAGTTCCGCGTGAAGGGTGTCGACAAGAGCGAGACCGCGACCCATCAGCGGCTCTCAGGGAGCTGGTCGAACAAGCGCCCCGACCAGATCGTCGACGAACTCGCGCGCGCCATCGGCCTGACGCCGCAGACGCAGACCGCGGGCGGCCGGATCAGCGGTGCGTACTCGGTGACGGTCGACCAGAAGGTCCGCGGGTGGCTCGACGAACTCCTCGACTACGCCGCGGAGTTCTCGGGCGAAGACTGGGAGTGGTACGCCCGCGAGGGCCAGCTGTTCTTCGAGCCACGGAACTCGACGTCGGTCCAGGCGCCACTCCTGCGCTACGGGAACACGCTGCTGTCGATCGGGAAGAAGTCCAACCCCGACGATGACGTCGAGCTCAAACTGGGGTTCGAGGCGATGCTCGACCCGCGGATCCGGACGGGCGCCGTCACATACGTCGACACCGACCGCTACGAGGGCGCGTTCCGCGTCTCCGACTACGAGTTCCGGTCGAACACCGACTCGGGCGACCACCTCGTCCGGGGGACGCTCGTCCCGGTCGAAGGCGACTTCCGCGTGACCGACCGGACGTATCCGAGCGTCGACGAGTTCGAGCAGATCGCGCGACAGATGGAGACCGAGTAACGACCCATGTATAGCTGGCAACGCTCGACCCGAGACTGCACCGACTGCGACGGAACCGCCGTCGCGAAAACCGACCAGTGGGGCCGCGTCACGCACTACGCGTGCGAGGACTGCGGCTGCCGAATGGAGGCCGAGTGACCATGGCCGACCCCAACTCTCCCACGGGATCTAGCGAGCGCGGGAGCGCGCCGGCGAACATCGTCGCGCCACTCCGCGCGTTCGTGGACGAGGAGCTGCGGGGCGTTTACACGGTCACGTTTGTCATCGTCGAGAGCGTCGATGAGTCACGCCGGCGGGCCACGGTGACGGCGAAGAGCGACCGCGACGTCGTGGTCGACAACGTCCCGATCGCGTCGCCGTTTGCGACCGACGGGGGCGGCCTCATCGCGCCCGTCTCGCGCAACGACGAGGGGCTGCTGTTGCACACGAAGGAGCCGCTCACGAAACGAATCCGGCGGGGCGGCGAGGAGCAGCCCGACGGCGAGCGGCGGTTCACGCTCGAATCGGGCGTCCTCTTGCCGATGGTCTGGCTCGACGACGACGACGTCCCCGACCACGAGAAGGGCGAGTTCCAGCTCGCACTCCCCGGCGATGGCTCGGCGCTGCGGCTGTTCCCCGATGGCCGGGTGCGCGTTGAGCACGCGAGTGGGAACGTGATCGCGATGGACGCCGACGGGGGCGTCACGATCGGCGACCCTGCGAACGCGTCGCAGGTCCTCACTGAGGATGCCGTCCTCAAGGACGCCGACGGGAACCCGGTCGACATCGTCGATCCGGGTGCGAGCGACCTCGACGCGTCGTGACGTGTGGTGGCGCTGGCGCTGTCAATCCCTGATACGAATATGAAATTTAAGCGAACACTCGGGGTTACCCCCGATGGAGACATCAAGACCGACGAGACGAAGCAGTTGGTCTGGCGTGACGGCCCGGAGGGCGTCGCTCAGGAGCTCCGAACGCTCCTGCAGACCGCCCAGGGCGAGGACCCGATCGACCCTCGCCACGGACTCAACGTGTTCGATATCGCGGGCGCCCCGCCCGCAATCGCACGGCGAGAGATCCGGCGGGCGCTGCTGCGCGACGACCGCGTCGCGTCAGTCGGCGACATCCGCATCGACCGCGACGAGCAGAACCAGCGCAACCTCAGCATCGAGATCGAGGTTCGGCTCGTCGACGAGACGGAGCTCACGCTCGACGACGTGGAGGTATAACCAGACATGACAGACTACGGTGTACAACCAGACGGGTCGTTCCAACGGAAACCCGTCGACGACATCATCGACGACCTCGAGCAGTCGTTTAAGGATGCGCTCGGGCAGGACATCGAACTCCGGCAGACATCGCCGAAGAAACAACTCCTCGACGCGAACGCCGTCGAGATCGCCCGCCAGTGGCAGGCGCTCGAAGGCGTCTACTACGCAAGCTTTTACGAAGACAGCTTCGGCGAGCAACTCGACAAACAGCTCGCGCTCGCCGGGTTCTCGCGGATCCCCGCGCGCTCGGCAACCGGCGAGGTCGAGTTCTCCCGCGAGGACGCCGCCCCCGACGACATCACGATCGAGGCGGGCACGGTCGTCACGACAAAACGCACCGAGACCCGGCCCCCTATCCCGTTCGAGACCACCGAAGGCGTCATCCTCGCCGACGGCACGACGAGCGTGACCGCGCCGGTCGAAGCGCTGAAGCCATGGCAGACCGAGCTCGACGAACGTTGGCTCGGCGAGGAGACGAACGTCGACCCCGGGACCATCATCCGATTCGAGGACCCCGTCGAGGGCGTCGACAGCGTCACGAATCCGACCCCGACCGGCGACGAGTCCCTCGGGCACGTCGAGGGGCGCGACCGCGAGACGGACGCCGAATTTAAACTCCGATACGAGAACTCCCTAGCTGAAGGCGGCGCGTCGACAGTGCAAGCCATCAAGTCGAACGTGTTCAACACCGACGAGGACGTCCGCTCGATCAAGGTCGACGAGGTGCGCGATCCCAACACGGGGTATGGCGTGAACGTCATCGTGCTCGCGCCCGGCGTCCCCGACGACACCATCGCGCAGGCCATCGTCGACTCGCGCGCGGGCGGCCTCGAGTCGTTCGGCGCGGAGTCGGGCACCGGCACGCTCGACGACGGCACCGAGAAGACCGAGGCGTTCGACCGCGCGACCGAGGCGACGATTTACGTCGACGCGAACGTCACGACCTCCTCGACGTTCCCGAGCGATGGCCGCGAACAGATCGAGAACGGCATCATTCGGTACATCGGGGGGACCGCGAACGACAATATCCTGTATCCCGGCCTCGAGATCGGCGAGGACGTCGTGTTCGACCAAGTCAAGCGCCGCGTCATGGAGATCCAAGGCGTGGTGAAAGCCGACGTCACCATCGGAACGAGCGACCCGCCGGACTCGACGTCGGATATCGCAATCGACGACAGCACGGCCGCGATGACCAGCACGACCGCCATCGACGTGACCGAGGTGTAGTATAACCGATGACGCACGACGACGACACCACGCCCCGCGAGCGCCTTGAGGACTTGCTCAAGACGCCGTACCCAGCGGACAGCGAGGTCTGGAACGCGTACCTGACCGCGTTCGCCGCCGAGTACGACGAACTTGAACAGGCGCTCGCCGCCGTCGAGGACTCCAAGTTCGTCGAGACATCGTCGAACGGGTCCCTCGACAAACTCGCAACGATCTTCGACCGCGAGCGCCCGACCGGTGAGGATGACCAGCGATACCGCCTGCGGATCCAGACCGCACTGCGCGAACTCCTCGGCGACGCGACGCTCGATGAGATGCAGGATGCGGTTGCGATGCTGCTCGACGACGATCCGAGCAACGTTGTGGTGCGCGAACCTGACGACGCCATCGCGCGCATGGACATCGGCGTCGAGGAGGCGTCGCTTGATGAGCGGAACGTCACTGCCGGCGAATTCGCGGACTTCGTGAGCGGGCTGTCGGCGGGCGGCGTGGACGTCGAGTCCTTCGCGCTCGGGACGTTCATGTACGTCAGCGAAGGCGAGGACCCCACCGTCGAGGGAACGGACCGCGGCTACGCGAGTCTCGACAACCCCGATACGGGCGGGACGTATGCGTCGCTGCTGCAAGAGTAACCAACCCCCATTCCTTACGAGGTAGCCAATCATGCAAACCGAATCACGTATCTGGAGCGACAGCGGTGTCGAACCAGACTCCGGCGCAGAGGTGTACAGTGGACAGGAACGCCCGATTGCCGAGTACGATAACTGGTTTAACTGGGCGATCTCGACGGACGTCGACGAGCTCGCGAGCCGAGTCAACACGCTCGAACTCGTCGACCAAGTCACCCAACTCACGTTCGATACCGAAGCAAATCGCCCCGGCGACGCCGACCTAACTACCGACGACGATGGATGGGTGTACTTCGAGATCGACACGGGCCGGGTGTTTGGCGCGAACGGCGGGGCGTGGACCCAGCTCGGGTTCGGGACCGACGACATCGACGGCGACGCGCTCGCGCCTGACGCGGTCGACTCGGGACACATTCAGGCGAACGCGGTCGGGTCGAGCGAGGTCGCTGACGCCTCGATTGACGAGTCACATCTCGGCTTCGACACCGCGACACAGTCCGAGTTAGACTCGCATACGGGTGGTACATCGAACCCCCACAGTGTCGGACTTGAGCAAGCCCGCTCGGTGGATAACACGCTGAGTGGTGACCTCAACCTCGGTGGCTACGACCTCACGAACGTCAGCGACCTGCTTGACGGTGGCACGGTCCATGCATCGTTCGACGGAACTGGCAACATTACAGTTCCGAATGGCGACCTGCTCGACGGTGCAGGAAATGTTATCTATGACCAAGCGAACAACTGGATTCCTCAAACCCGTCTCGAAAACGACTCGGTGACTATTGCAGGGAATCCCGTCGGACTTGGCGGGAGCACGACGCCAACCCTCGATGACTTTGGGGCGGCAGAGTCGAATGTTAACTTTGGTAATAATGACCTCAAGAACGCTGGTGCATATACCATAGCAAATCGTGACATCATAGGGAAGGGCGGCGGTCGTGCGATAGTCACTTTTTCCGATTCTAATGAGAATCCTTCAAAGGTTACAATTAATTACAACTCTGACTACTCTGATACACAAATAGGCGGCAACGTTGAGATTCTGAATGACAAATTGGACGTAGGTGGCTCTAACGGACAGTTGTCGCTCGGCGGGAGTGACGCTCTCCACGCCTATGGTGGTGCAGGACTCGTCATCAACGAATCGAATACGTATGACCCCGTGTACGTGGACTTGGCATCGGGTGGCTCTATGTCGGTGCGGAGTGCTGACCATAGCACCACGTTCTTCAAGGTTAACGATGGTGGCAACGTCGAGATTCCGAAAGGCGACTTTGAGGTTCAATGGAGCAATCCTACTTCGGGTACTCGAATTGGAGATTTTGCTAACGGTAGTAGTCTTGATGGGAATGTCATTGAAAGTAAAGGGTCACTTAATCTGCTTGTAGATTCCATCGAAGGCAGTGCTTCTGATTGGCGAAAATTCACCCTCGGGTGGGGTGGAAATGGGGACCCCTCTGCGGCAACACGATGGTTAACTGTTGATGATGGCAACGTCAAGATTCCGAATGGTGGGATGAGTGTTAGTGGCCGAATTACTGTTCGGCATTGGGGGCATCAGATTAAATTAGTAGACAACAACGATACTGTTGATGATATTGTCTTCGATAAAAACGGTGGCAAACTCTCTATCAGGAACGATACTGATAGTCGAGAATTAATGAAGTTAGGTGATAATGGCGACATCGACATTCCGAACGGCAGTCTCACTGTCCAAGGCGACACGCTATTGAAGGACGTGTCGGGGAGTGTGGCGAACAGCAACCTCTCTAACTCCACCGTGACGGTCGCAGGCAATAGCGTCGGCCTCGGCGGGAGTACGAGCATTGCTCACGCAGACATCAGTAGCGTCGGTGCGGACGACCACCACAACCAGAACCACGATAACGCCGACCACACGACCAACATGGTCGAAGACGCGACGACGACGGGCAATGGTCCCTACGAAATCCAAAAGAACGGCAGCGATGGCTCAGGCGTTATTAATTTCAAGACATAATTATGACTGTAACTATCGATGGGACGGACGCCAAAGAAATCACGATTGACGACAAGAAGGTTAGCGAAATCACGATGGATGGTGATGTTGTCTGGCAGGGATACGACGAAACCCAAACGTACTATTCGGCGCTGTCGGGCGGCGGTGAGGTCAAAGAGGTTGACACCGACGGTCTTTGGAAGTGGACCGCGAGCGTCAATAGCCCTGGAGCCGTTGCGATTGCGCCGAACAACGAGGTCGCTGTCACTGACGACAACGGGAACTGGTATCGGTACTTCTCAAGCAACGGCACCGAGAAATGGGCATACGACTACGGCGACTACCCGATGGGCGTGGACCTTGACGAAAGTTACGTCTATCTCGTTGGAGACAGCGGCGGCTACATCACGGTGTTAAACAGGAGCGACGGTTCGGTCTACACGTCGGGGTTCGGTGCACGTGGTACCGATATTCGCGTGAATGCGAACGGCTACATCTTCGTGCTGGATTCGGGGGACGGCAGTATGTATAAGTATGACCGTGACGGAAACTATCAGGACCGTTGGAACGCAGTTTCGGGTGGGTACAAGCCGTTCGACATTGCGGAAACAGGCAACGAGTATTGGATTGGAGATGACGTGAACGACTCGGGAAACGACGCTGCCGTGCTGCGTAAGTTCACGGAGGGTACGGAGGACTGGCAGACCGAACTTGTCGCCGAGAACTCGGTTGAAATCAACGGCGTGTGCATCGACCCGAATGATAATGCGTTCGTCCAGTACATCGACGGCGGCGGATTCAGCGATGGTGCGGCGCTTGCGAAAATCGACTCGACGGGAGGTATCGTCTGGACGCAAAACCTCAGTGGGTATTTGGGCGGCAATCTCGGCCTACGTCCGACCGAGGTGTGGGGCCACGACGGTAATGGAACGATTCACATCTACGACCACAGCGGTAATAAGTTGCGTGAATTTGACGGGCCTTGGCAAATATGTGCGTACCCGCGTTATAACGGATTCCCGGGGACATGGTGAACCAGTTCCTTGCGTTTCTCGCTGACTGCGTAGCGTACAGCCTCGCCGTCGCGTGCTTTTATCTCTGGTTTATGACGTTTCTCGGCGGTGGACGGGCGATCCTCTTGATCGACAAGTACGGCGAGATGATCCCGAACTCGCGATGTGGATCATGGTCATCCCACTGCTCGGATATGGCCTTACCGCCAGTGTCAACCGCGTCTAACCGTTTTTAACGGGTTGACACATCCACACCTTGATACAGCTGGCATCCGAACCCGGCGATGACGCCCGCTTCGGGCCGAGGTCCAGACCGAAGCACCCGACACGGAGGTACGACACCCATGGTAAATCGAAGTGACATTCGGACGTTGAATCGCGCGATCCAGGGCACCCCCAGCGACGACTCGATGGGGCTGATCGAGGCGCTCGACCGCCTGGAGGAACTACTCGACCTCGAAGACGAGCCCGGCGTCACGGTCGACAACGAGGCGTTCGCAGACGCCCAGGAGGCCGTCAAGCAAGCGGTCTGCGATATCGTCTGCCACGCCGACGACATGGTCGACCGAACCGACGTCCTCGAGGACGACGACGGCGAACCACTGAAGACCCTCCCGAATCCGGGTCTCGAACGCGCTGGCGAGAACACGGCTCTGCCGGACGCGGCGGGAGGTAGCTCATGAGCGCCGAGAGCGAGGCCGAGGCGGAGGGCGAGAGCGCCGTTGACGAGCCGACGGCCGACGACATCGACGTCGAGGTGAACGAGGAGGCGCTTGAGGAGGAGATCGAGCGCCGGACCGTCGAGTTGGAGCTCCCGGTCGACACCGTCCACGCGACGGCGATCGACCAGCTCGAGCAGGCGGGCGTCGACGTCGAGGACTATCTCACCCAGCAGCTCCGCGCGCCCGGCGAACAGGCGATCCACGACCTGCTCCAGCGCGTCAAATACCAGCGCTGACTGCGTCTCTTCTCACCGCAGCACGATTCCGATGCTGATGTTTCGTAGCCGATGGCCGGGTTTCATTCCGGGGAGACGTTCTGAAATAGACATGACTACAGCATTATTAGAATAGTATTTAATATTATGCACCTACTGGCCGATCAGCGACCCGCCTAGCGCTCGAGGCTCCGACACGCGGTGAGCGGATGGAGGTCCAGGAGATCTGCTAGATGCCCAAGCGGGTCGTGCTTCGGCTCGGGACTCGCCAGTCATTGGGTCGGCGTGTCTCGTGGAGGATAGTTAATGTGTGTCTATGGAAGCGGGGAGTCGGATATGTGGAAAGAGACTCGCCCGCAAAATCCACTCTCTTAGCGACGGGAAATAAAACCACCGGAATCGAGGCAGCACCAGTGAGTTATCTTACTCAGAAATCTAAGTTAGCGGTCTAAGACTCTTCGGCCATCGCAATAAGGATTTTCCACCGTATATCTGGAAATCGGTTTTGGATCGTGGTGACCGTCGGCACAACACGGCCACGCTCGCGTTCACGGCGACGCCACTCACGGTATTCTTCTTCGGTCAGCAGCTGCGAGCTAGTTGATTTAGTTGATTGTGCTTCTCGAAGCGACGCTAACAACAACGCATCCGGATAGCGCGCGCCATGCCCACCGGTCGCGCGCAGCAACTCCGCAACATCCAACCCCGCGGCCGCTATCGCTCCATGCCACCCATCATCGGCTCGAACAACCACCGTCTTGCTCGCGGGATATGCTGGCGGCCGCCACTCGTCAAACTCGTTTTCGGACGGTGGCCGCTCAAAGCTATCCGCCGCGTTCAACACCGCATTCTGGAGCGCGTCGTCCGGAAACCGTCCCGGATACTGCGACTGGTCTTTCCACACCGGCCGCTCACCAACGTCCGACACCCGGAACTTGTGTTCGGCTCCCGGCGGCGGGCGTCCCATCCAGTTGAGAAACCGCGAGGTCTCGGTCGGCCGTATCTGGATGCGCTTGACTTGCCGCGTCGAATCATACCCCGCGGTGTCGAGGATGCGCTGAATCCACTCTGCTTTATCGTCATACGTCGCTGAAAAAGCGGCCGAGCGCTGGGTGTCGTACTCGCGGAATAGCAGATGACCAGCGAACCCATACCAGACGCGGGCGCTCCGCACCGACAGTTCGAACTCGGCGGGTGGGATGCGGCCCCTGCTCTCGGGGGCGCGTTGCCAGCGTTCGTATCGGTTCACTGCGGGATGTGCGGGTGTCCGAATTCGGCGGATGTGCGAGGGCGCGCCTGACTCGTCGGACACCACCATCCGTGTTCCGTGATGCAGCCAGTCAAGTTCGGCCGCCACCCAGTCTGCGAGCGCCTCGGTCGTCGTGCCGATAGTGAGATGGCGGTTCGTCCCGTGTCCCGCGATGGTCGCGCCTGCAAGCACAAGGCCGTTGAGGAGCGCGCGCTGGCTATCTGTTATCTCGGGATACCCACAGCTGCCTTTCGCCCAGTGCTGTGAAATCCGCTGTTTCGACGCCTCACACGTCGGGCAGATCGTCTCAGACATCGCCAGCTAGCCGTCTTTCGATTGGGTCATCCGCGTCACCGATGACGGATTGCGGTCCGTGAGCGTCGCCCAGTCCGATTTCACCCACCCGTGGACGTCTGTGGCGAGTGGGTCAACCGCCCGCGCGACACTGCCTTCCTCGGCAGTTCGGCGCGCAATCTCTCGGAGGATGTGTTGTTCGCCCGCGCGGAAGTCGCTGGGTTTCTCGACAACCACGGGTGTTGAGGCGGACCACGAGTGGTCGCAGTAGTTCCGAGCGGCCGTGTGGTGGAGTGTGACCACGATGCGTTTGAGGATGCCGTGGTCGTCGCCGACGTCCATCGCGGTGAACTGTTCTTCCCAGAAGTGGCCGGAGTCCGCCAGCACGATACCGTCTTGGTCCTCGTGGACGGTCTCGTACGCGCCGTCGTCGATGGCGTCTTGGTGAAGATCCCAGTGGTCGAAGATGTCCGCGTTGATGCGGTCGAGCACGTCGCGGACTTCGTCGACGGTGTATGCGTCGGGGTGGTCGGAGTCGTCGTGTTGTTCGATGGCGGTGCGGATGTCGTCGTCGGTGAGTGTGCTTCGAGTCATTGGGTTAGAGGTAGAACGGCGAGAAGTCGCCGTCGAAGTCGTTCTTGAACGTTTCTTCGTCGGTGTATTCGCTGGCGGGCTTCTGGTTGTCGTCGGTGTAGGGGTGGGTTTCGCCGTCCCACATGCCGGCGGTAGGACAGCCGTCGAACTGGCCGAGGGTGGCGTCGATGACTGCTCCGTCGTCGCCGAGTGTAGGGTCGTAGATGTAGCAGTGGTGGTCGCCGTTGACGAGTTCGACTTTGACGATGGCGTTGGGGTTTTCGTCGAGGTAGGCGAACGCGAACTTGTTGCACATGCCGTCGTGCTGTCCGCCCCACCATTCGAGGGCGTCTTCGCCGGTATAGGTCTTGGTGCCGTTGAGGCGTTTTTTGGTGAAGGTGAGTTCGTCGGTGGTGTCGGCGGTGAGTTCTGGGTTCCACGTCATCTTTCTACACTTGCATATATGCACCCCACCCACTTATACTTTTTGCATATATGCAACAACCTACTCTATTTCGTGGTTCCGCCACTCCGCAACCCCCATCGCCGCCCCGCCGATCTCCTCGAACTCCGGGTCGAAAAACGTCGTGAACCGCGCACGTTCGTACGCCCGTGGCCCGCCGTCGCCTGTCGTCGCCGC